TTCCAAACGAAGCATCTAAATTTGTTTACTATAGAACTTATTCAAAGTGGGTAGAAGAAGAAAACCGAAGAGAAAATTGGAAAGAAACCGTTGAAAGATATGTAGAGTTTTTAGAAAAAAATGTTGGAGACAGAGTGCCGCAAAAGGTCTTTAGAAAAGTTAGAAGGTATTTAACAGACTTTTTAACAGTTGGAAGCATGAGAGCAATTTGGTCTGCTGGTGCTGCGGCTGAATCTAACAATATAACCATGTACAACTGCGCTTTTCAGAATATTGATAGCGTAGATTCATTTGCAGAGAGTCTTTACATACTCATGTGTGGAACAGGATATGGGTTCTCAGTAGAAAGTCACAATGTCGAAAAACTTCCTATTGTAGAGCAAATGAAAGGTGACGGCGTTGGAACTTTCGTTGTACCAGACTCAAAAGAAGGATGGGCAGATTCGGTTAAGCACCTAATGACAGCCCTTTACTCTGGTAGAGACTTAGAGATAGATTATTCAATGCTAAGACCAAAAGGCGCTAGATTAAAAACATTCGGAGGAAGAAGCAGTGGACCAGCCCCGCTAATATCTTTACATGAATTCATTAGAAAAACATTCTCAGATGCTCAAGGCAGAAAGCTGAAGCCTATAGAGTGTCATGATATTTTAAATAAAATTGCAGAAATAGTTGTTGTTGGCGGAGTAAGAAGATCTAGTCAAATATCTCTTTCCGATTTAAACGACGAAGAGATGGCTGTAGCAAAAAACTGGCCATTTCCCTTACACAGAAGCATGGCCAACAATTCTGTTGTATATCATGAAAAGCCGGGTCCAATAAGATTTATGAAAGAGTGGGCAAACTTAGCTGACAGTGGCTCTGGTGAAAGAGGTATAATAAACTTAGAGGGGGCAAAAAAAAGAACTCCGCAAAGAAGATTGTCAAAAAGAATACAAGGAGTAAATCCTTGTGCAGAAATATTACTAAGAAGTTGTCAATTTTGCAATTTGTCAGAAGTTATAATTAGAAAAGATGATGACTTAGATGATGTTTTGGACAAGATTGAGGCAGCAACTTGGCTAGGAGCTATTCAGTCTACTTTTATAAACTTTCCTTATTTAAATCCAAGATGGAAGAGAAACTGCAAAGAGGAGAGATTGCTAGGAGTTTCTATAACAGGCCAGATGGATAATTACGAAATGATGTCAAACCCCTCAATGGTTAAAGCAATGAAGGCAAAAGCTCTTAAAATAAGTGAAAAAGCTTGTAAAATACTTGGCATAAATATATCAACTTCCGTTACATGCGTAAAGCCTTCTGGAACCGTTAGTCAGCTTGTTAACTCGGCATCAGGCTTACATCCTAGATATTCAGAATTTTATATAAGAAGATATAGAATATCATCTATAGATCCACTTTTCAAAATGATGAAATCTCAGGGGATACAGATGTCTCCTGAAAATGGACAAAGACTTAAAGACTGGAAAAAAGCTCAAGAAGGAGACACTACCGCTTGCACCATTTATGAAAAGGGCAAAAGGTGGTCAGAAGACAAAGTAAATACTTGGGTTGTATCTTTCCCTGTAAAATCTCCAGAAGGCTCTATTACTAGAAAAGATTTTAATGCGATAAGACAACTAGAGCACTACAAGCATATTCAGGAAAACTGGTGCGAGCACAATGCAAGTGCTACAATATATGTAAAAGATCACGAGTGGCTAGAAGTTGGAAATTGGGTTTATCAAAACTGGAAGTACATTACAGGTGTATCGTTTTTAAATTTCGATGGCGGTAGCTACGAGCAAGCTCCTTATGAAGAAATTTCAGAAGACGATTATAACAAAATGTTAAAAAATCAAAAAATTATAAACTATGCTAAGCTTAGCGACTTTGAAAAAGAAGATCAAACAACCGGCTCACAAGAGATAAGCTGCACTGGAGGAACCTGTGAAATCAACTAATTTACAAGTAAACTTTAAAAAACTATCAGATACTGCAAAAATTCCAGTAAAAGCCCACTTTGCAGATGCTGGCTTTGATGTTTACGCAGATAGCATCTCTGTTAAAGAAGACTTCATAGAGTACGGAACTGGCTTAGCATTTTCTCTTCCAGAAGGATATGCGATGTTGATATATCCAAGAAGCAGCATTTCAAAGAAGCAATTAATTCTCTGTAATGGTGTTGGAGTACTAGATCCGGGCTACACTGGTGAGTTGAAAATAAGATTTAAAATTATTCAAAACGAAATGAAGCCTGTTGAAAATAGCATATATGATTTTGCCAACAGAAATGTTTACTCTGGAACAAAACCAGTAAAAGCTTACAAGGTGGGAGATAGAGTTGCCCAGTTAGTAATTGTACCCCTTCCAACTGTAGAATTTTTACAAGTTGATAATCTAGAACAATCTGAAAGAGGATCTGGTGGATTTGGAAGTTCTGGTCAGTAATATGGAAGTAGATACTCTCAATATAATCAGAAAACCAATTTATGAAAACATGTCCGTTGCATTAAGTAGCAATGATGAAACATCTATATATTTAATAGACGCTCAAGATGAGCACTACTATAATAGAAAAATAATTTATAAGATTATTAATAGGTTAAAAAATGGGGCAAAGGCTTTTTTCTTATGTAGACTCACGAACATATCAAGCGTAATATCCTGCTTCAACGAACAAGCTTTTGCTAGTATAGATATAAAGACATTTGTAACAAAGACTAGCCAAGAACCCCTATTCTTGGTTAAAATAGTAGATACAAATCAAAATCACCAAAATGAACAAATAAGCTCTTGTAAAATTTTTAAAAAAAATGAAGATTTTTTCGATTTTATCTTTGAAGAGGTACTATACAATAGTCTTGAAAGAGATATCATTACATGCATAGGCATAAATTGTTGTAATAGCTTTTGCAAAAGAATAAAAGAATCTTGTAGGTATTTTGTTGGAATATCACCTTCCGATGAGGTAGTTGCTAATGAATACCTACATCAAAGCATTAGAATACTTAGAAGGTTATAATTTGTTCAATTGGGAAGATATAGATTTACCTAGCGGAATTACTCCAGAAAAGATGTGGGAAGACTTAGAGTCAATAGCTTCTAGTAAGGCTGCATACCATTCAAGTAGAAATAATTTCTGGTTTTCAAAAGAAGATTTAGAACAAGAGATTATGATAAAATTTATTAAAGCATTGCCTAAGTTTCAAAAAGATAAGTCATATTACGAAAAATACAACTTATACTTTTCAAGATGTGCTGACAACATAGTTTTAGACTTAAAAAGAAAGCATTTGTATTATCATAAATTACCATGTAAATCTTGTGAGCATTGGAAAAAGAAAGAACATAGGTGTGGAGAGCATGATTGCTCTTTCTACAAAAATAAAGAAAACTGTGTTCTTTATAACAAGTATATAAAACTATATAGATCTAAGTATAGCTTAGGAATGTCATATGGTAATTATCTAGGAGCTAATTCAGAAAATGAAAAAGATGCTAGTGGCTTCATAGCCACAACCAGTGGCTCTAATATGAGATTTTATTCAGAATCTTCTTTTGAAGCAGTTGACATTGAAGATTTCTTAATTTCAAGACTATCAGAAGAGTCTAGTAAGATTCTTGAAGAAATAATACAGCAAAAATACAGTTGTGAAAAAATAGACCAAGAAAAATTAAATAAACTAAGAAAAGAAGTTACTGAAATTTACAAAAAAGATAGAGGGACTAAAAAAGATGAATAAAGGTAGGTTTTCTCAAAGCGAAGAAGCTTTCATCAGGCAAAATTATTTATCTATGAGCGACAGAGAAATGGGAAAAGTCTTAAACAGAGACTTCAACTCTATAATGCAATATAGGAAAAGAAAAAATTTAACTAAACAAAATGTTAAAATAAAAGATAAAAATTTAAAATCACAAATAAAAAAAGCGTCATATTTAAATAGTTTATCCCAAGAAGATAAGAAAAAAGCAATATTAGATGAACTCAGGGCCACTGCTGGGTATAGAACTGTTTCAAAATCTCTTACAGATGATGAAAAAAGATATTATGAAGAAAAATACTTAGAATTCATGATGGACCCCACAATTGAAACTATGACATCATCTGAAAAAGATCTCGTTCATACTATGGTTATAGCGGAAATAAGAATGTTTAGATTTTTAGAAGATGAAAAAAACTTCAGAGAAAACAATTCTAATGCAAACAGGTCTAAAGAAATTCAAGAATGCATGGACACAATTCACAAATGTCAAAAGTCTCTAAATGTTACAAGAGAGCAAAGGCTTAAAAATAGACAGGATCAGAGCATAAATTTCGTAAATATACTAAAGGAGCTTCAAGACGCAAATAAAAGAGCAGAAATAGGTTACGAAGCTGCAATGTTAAAGTATATAGCAGAAGAAGCCTACAATAATAGACTAAACAAAAATATACTTGCCGGAGATGATTCGGAAATAGATCTAGGAAGTAATTTTGTTAGTGAAAGAGACGATGAGGAATGACACATGTCGGAAGAAAAAAACAGCAACGAAAAACCCATAATAATAGTAGACACAAGAGAGAAAGATCCATATAAATTTAGAGCCAGCGCAAGCTGCGATGGATATGAGCTTTCAAAGCTTGATACTGGAGACTATTCAATAAAAGGTTATGAAAGTTTAATAACAATTGAAAGAAAAAACTCAATAAATGAACTTTGCTTAAATCTTGGTAAACACAGACAGAGATTTGAAGCAGAGCTTGAAAGAATGAAAGATATAGAAAAAAAGTATGTTATAGTAGAAGATACTTGGGACTCTATATTTGAATATAAAAAGTTTACACAAATGAAGGGTAGCGTTATATTTAATTCAATAATTGCACTAAGTTTGAGGTATGATGTTCCTTTTATATTCGCAGGTAACAAAAAAATGGCTCAAGCTATAATTAGAACATTATTAATAAAAGCCTATAATTACCGAGTAGCCGGAACGATTTAATGAGCATATTTAAGCCAGACTATGAATGGAGAAAAAATCTCCCTCCAGAGGCTAGTCTTATAAACCCTTTAAAAGACATTCCAAAGAATTTAAAAGAAGAAAATGAATTAATAGAGTTTGCAAAAATGTCAAACCCTATGTACTCTCCTGTTTTTGGCATAAAGTACATAATGAATGTGAACCTACTAGAGCATCAGCTTGGCATGTTGCTTGCAATGCTTAAATTCAAATTTCCAATGCTTCTTCTTTCTCGTGGAGCTGGAAAAACAATGATGCTTGCAATATATTCAATATATCATGCAGTAATGTTTCCAAATACTAGAATAATACTTGTTTCAGCATCTTTTAGACAGTCTAAGTTGATATTTGCAGAAATAATCAGAATTTATAAAAAGTCTCCAATATTATCTTTAATTTCAGATCATGAGCCAAGAGTTGGAAATGATACATGCAGATATTCTGTTTGTGGGTCAACAATCACAGCCCTTCCGCTTGGTCCAAATGGAGATAAAATTAGAGGTGAGCGAGGTCATGTTATCATTGCAGACGAATTTGACAGCATAGACCCCGAAATCTTCAACAAAGTAATTAGAGGCTTTGGAGCAACTTTTTCAGATCCATATGAAAAATCTAGAGATATAGCAAAAGGCAAAGACGAAAAAAACGAGCAAGAACAAGAAGAAGGCCCTCAAAAAATTAGCCAAGGAAACAAAATAATACTAGCAGGAACTGCTGGATACACAAATGGTCCATTCTATCAACAATATAAGCACTATTCTGCAATAATAGCAAATAGATTACAGGGAAATGCAAATTCCTTTTCCGACATACTTGGATCTGAGCATGAGTATGATGTAGACTATAAAGATTATTGTATTATAAAATATAGATATGATGAACTAAAAGAAGGCATAATGGACAGAAAGCTAATCGACGCAGCTAGGGCCACTATGCCAAAACACATATTTGACATGGAGTATAACGCTCAGTTTGCAGATGATTCTGCAGGTTTCTTTAAAGCAAAAGATATAAAAGAAGCTACCGCAAATTCACTTGATGGCTTTCAAATAGTGACAAAGGGCAGACAAGACAGACATTACATACTGGGAATAGATCCAGCTAGAACCATAGATAGATTCTCTATAAGCGTAGTAGAAATAGGACAGCCAAATAAAATAGTTTACCATTGGACATGTCAAAATAAAAAGTACTCTTACGCTGCTGCAAAAATAAGAGGTCTAATGAGAGATTTTAATGTAATTGGCATAAACATGGACTCTGGCGGCGGAGGAATGGCTGTAGAAGAGCTTTTAAACGTAGACAAATCTCCAGATGGCTTAGACATAAAGAAGGCCAATGAGCCAAAAATTCTTAGAATTGATTCAGAAGACAGAGATGAATCTGCAATAAAGATATTAAATCTTCAGTCTTTTACTAGCAATTGGATAGAAGAAGCTAACTCTTTGCTTCAAAAAAACATAGAAGATAAAAAAATAATGTTTCCGAGGCCAACTTGTGATTACATGAGCGAAAAGAGCGATGATTGCATTTATGAAATAGCTGAACTTAAAAAAGAACTATTATCAATAACTGTAACATATACAAGCTCAGGAAGAAAGCATTTTGATCTAAAGCCACAAAATTCAAAAACTGACGACAGCGTTAAGCATAAAGATAGATATAGCTCATTACTACTGTCAAATTACATGGCTTCAAAGTATGAAGATATGACAATGAGTGCGAATGATTTGGCGAAAAGAGCATATGATAAAGAAGACACTATAGGCGGCTGGGCTGACGAATTTAACTCACCTGTTTGATTTAAATCGTATAATAATATGTAGCATTATTATAGCTTTATAGGAGAAATATATGACCAATGCGCCAAATAATGATAGCAACAATAAATCAATACATCGCAGAGCCAAGGCTTGGGACGGGTTTTTAGCAAAAGAAGCTGAGATAGTTCATAAGTCTGAGTCAAATTTTGGTAGAAGTAAAGTTAAATTTGATGGAGGCACAGAAAGAGATGGCGTAAGTGAATCTGAGATTAAAAATAGAATAGCATCATGTAGAGAAGCATATGAAAATGTTGGAATAATAGGCAACATTATAGACTTAATGAGCGACTTTGGCGTAGAGGGAATTGAAATATATCACAAGTCAAAGCCAATAGAAAAGTTTTTCAAACAGTGGGCTAAGAAAGTAAAACTAAGAGAGCTTTCAGAGCAAATATTAAAATGTATCTATAGGGACGGAAATGTTCCAGTATTATCTTTAACTGGCAAAATAGACCAAAATGAAATAGAAAAATTCAGAAGAAGCTTTGGTAAAGAAAAAAGCACAAATTCTTTATTCGAAGATAAAGCCACACCTAGTAGCAGAATAATTCCTTATAAATATAAAATCTTAGATGCTCTGAGCATTTATAGGACGGGAAACTCCATTCTTGGCAATGATAGGTGGTCCTACCAGTACAACCAGTCTGATTGTAAAGAGCTTATAAAAATGGAGGGTGGCGGCAATAATTCAAAAGAAATAAAAAAAATAAAAGACGCGATAGGGCTAGATGCTTGGGAAAAGCTAAAGACAAAGGGACTCTACGATTTAGATCCAAATAAATTTAGCATGTTGTTTTACAAAAAAGACGGCTATCGCTGTTGGGCTAACCCCATGCTATGGAGAGTTATGGGTGACATAAAGTTCAAAAAATTAATAAGAGATATGGATATATCAGTAGCAGAAGGCGTAACCAGTGCTGTAACTATAGTAAAACTAGGTGATACAGCAGCAGGATTACCCCCAAGTAAAAATAAATATACAAAAATGGTTTCAATGATGAAGAACCCATCTAAGTCAAAAACCATAGTTTGGGACGACTTGATATCTCTAGAGACCGACTACCCGCCAGTGAAAGACTTTTTCTCTGCTGAAAAATATAAGCAAGTAGATGATGACATTAGAAGTGGACTGGGTGTTGCAGAAATACTAGTAAATGGTGGCGGCGGAAATTATAGCAACTCATACCTTTCTGTTAAAACTCTTCTAGAAAGACTTGAAACAGGTAGGTCCATATTGTTAGAATTCTTAAATGAGCAAATTGAGCTAGTGACAAAGAACATGGGTTTTAGAAATGCTCCACACATAAAGCTAACAAACATGTCTTTAGCAAACGAAGAAACCGAGAAAAAATTTATATTAGAGCTTTTTGACAGAAATGCTTTATCTTATGAAACAATGGTCTCTAGGTTTGGCGAAAATCTGGAAATAGAAGTAAGCAGAATGAGTGAAGAAGCTAAAATAAGAGAATCTGAAAAAGAAGATAGTCCATTTGCACTGCTAAGAGTTGGCAAGTTTGGCCCTCAATACCCTAATGGTCCTCCAACAATAGTAGAAATAGCAGATATAGAGCAAAATAATCTGCCGTCTTCCCAAGAACAAAATGGAAGAAAAGGCGGGAGCCCAACTGGCCCAAAGAATAGAAGAGAAGTGACAGAAGAGCCAGCTAGACCAGTTGGTGAAACTGCGGCCTCTTGTTCGACTTACAGTTATAAAGAGATTGATGAAGCTTTTGATTTCTGTTATGAGTCAGCAAAGAATCATATTTTTGAAGAAAAAAAATACAAAGATGCAAGAAGCTTAAAGTCTGAAGACATAGATAGCATAATAAAGCTTGTAACTAGCTCTGTGCCAAGTTTACTATTGGAAAAATCTAAAGATGATAAATTTTCAAAAACAGAGGCTCCAGAAAAGCTAGATA